ATATTAAACCATGATGAACTCCATGATTATATAAATGTTTTAATATATTCGTGTTATTTGTCATAGTCAACTCATTTGACTGTCGGTAAAATTCGAGATCAATGTATATTCTATTTTTTTTTGCTTTAAATCGCTTAAAATTAAACAAAATCATATTTTTAATTTTTTCTGGATGATTAATCAACACATATTCCAATAAATTATCTACTGGATCATAAACAGTTAATACCTTGTCTATTAATGATGGGTTATTTTTCAGTTTTTTTAATTCATTTTTCCGTGATGTTTTTTCCCTTTCCAATTTCAATTTTCGTTCTTTTTCCAATTTTAATATTTTTTCTTTTTCCAATTTTAATATTTTTTCTTTTTCCAATTTTAACATTTTCTCTTTTTCCAATTTTAACATTTTTTCCATTTCTCGTTCCAATTCTCTTTCTTGTTTTATTTTTTTGTCTTGCTTTAGCTCTAATTCCAATATTTTTTCCCTCTGTAATTCAAATATTTTTTCCCTCTGTAATTCCAACCTTTTATTTCTTTGGAATTCCATTTCTTTTTTTTTTAATATTTTTTTATTTTTTATTACAGAGTTATCCATAATATTTTTAAAATCATTATAATTATAGTTATGGTAAGTATCATGTCGGATGATGCATTTGACTAGTAACTCAGGTACAAAATGACATTTTTTAAAATTTAATTGAAATGTTCGTATGAAACATTCAAATAATTCATATCCCATAATATTTTCACTAAATTTGCCTAATTCAATTAGAGCAGATGTATTCCACATAAATCCTTCAATACCGCGATATTGTGATAAAAACTGCTGAAATGATATATATTTTTTGGAAATAATATTTGTATGAAAAGTATGAATGTTAATATATTCAAATGCAGAGTAATTAAAATAGTCATTATTTTCAACTAATTTTTCTAAGAAATCCAGTTGATAATCATTTCCTGGAGACACACATGTAAAATGCGAATATGAAAATAAATTTAGATATTGATTACAAAATTTCCCAAGATTAAATTGTGAAGTGTCCAATATATTTTTAATTAAAAATTGAATATTTGAAAACATTTTATATGCATCTTTTAATAATTTAAATTGATATTTAAGGTGTAAATTATTTTTTATATTACAAATAACAATTAATGTCCAATTATGGACAGTTTGATTTATAAAAATCTCCAATTCTTTTTTAATTTGTTCAATTGAACTGTTTATTGATTGTAAAATAATTAAAATCATAATTAAATTAACTGGATATTTTTATTATCGTTTATTGTCCGACGACTTACATTATCGAACAATTTTTTCGATTTTCATGTTGATGTCTTTTTAAAATCTCCATTTCACGTTTTGACAATACTAATTCATTTTTCAATGTGTCAATTTTCTCTTCTACCATCACAGTATATTTTGCTCGATTATTTACTTCATTGTATTCTTGTTCAACTCTCTTACTTAACTCTTCAAATCGTACTATTTCATTGCGCTTACGTTCTTCTTCTAAAGAAATTTTATATTTTGCTTCCATTGATTTTAATTCGTTTTGTAATTTATTACTAAATTGATTTAATAATAATGTTTTTTGTAACTCGATTTCCTGATTCATTTCCTTTTTAAATTCTTGATTTTCTTCAGTCATTTTTTCAATTAATTTCGTATTTTCATTTTGTCGATTTTCCAATTCTCTTCGTTGGCGATCAATTTCTCTTTTTTCTTGCTCTATTTCCTGTGCCAATTCTTGAGTTAATCGTTCTTTAATTTCTTCCTCTAACTGATGTTTTAGTTGAACAGACTGTTGTTCCAATTGTTGTTTAAATTGTTGTTCCAATTGTTGTTCCAATTGTTGTTTCATTTCTTGCTTATTTTTTTCAAGTTCTTTTGATATATGTTCTTGGATCTGTTCATTTTGTATTTTCACATTTTGCGCAGTAAGGGAAGAAAGGGGGATAGAAACAAAATCCGCATTATCATCAGTTGCCATTTTATCCTGTGATTGTTGTTGTGATTGTTGTTGTTGTGATTGTTGTTGTGATTGTTGTGATTGTTGTGATTGTTGTTGTGATTGTTGTTGTGATTGTTGTTGTGATTGTTGGTTGAATAGTGATTTTCTTAATTCTTCTAATTGACGACGTTCTTTTTCTAATTCAAGTTTTTCCATCAACAATTTGTTATTTTGAATGTAATTTTTGTATTTCTGTTGAATTTGAATAATGCGTTGACGTAAATTTACATATTGTTTTTTCGATCGAAACATTCGAGCACATGATTGGATCAAGCAAATCTTGTTATAAAATTGTTTCTTTTTCTGATAAAATCTTAATTGTAATTGACAAATGGCATTTCGCATATTGAGATAATTCTTTTGTAACTTATAAGTTACAATTTTTCTACATATTATGTCAATTGCCCATCGAACTTTGTGCATATGTCGTTTCCATCTAAATTGAAATTTACGAATAATTTGTAGCAATTTTTTATAATTTCGTGAATGATAATGGGATCGATATGTAGTTTGAATTCGAATTGCTTTTTGATTGGCGATTAATTTATTTTCAAACACCAATGTTTCATAATCTTCCTTTTTCAAAAAAACTTTTGTTTTTCCCAATTGAAAATCAACATTATTTCGATTCAATAAAGATACAATAAAAATAGATATGTTTTCCACAGTGGGCTTTAAATTAATTGAATTCATTCCCACAAAAAACTTTTGAAGAAATTCATGATTTTTTATACGTACAGGATATCCTGCTCTTGCGATTTTAATTGCTTCCAATACACCACAATATTTCAATTGCTCATACACACGTTTTCGATCAAACATATTTGGGCAATTTAAATCATTTGGTTTGATACATCGAATATAATGTTGTTTAGTATCAGAAATAATATGTATTAAATCCATTAATTGATTTTTAAATTGAAATATAAGAGACTTTTTTTTCATTCCCCGATTCATATTAATTGAATTATTAAAATCATAATTTTCCTTTAAAAAACAATGTTGTTCACATAAATCTCGAAACCTAGTATCACACTCATTCCTATTTTTCATAATAAAATTACGAGTTGTATAACATACTTTTCCAGCATAATGAACGATTGAAAATTCATTACGAACGATGTTTTTAGGTTGAATAATGAGATTTTCATTTTTCACGAGATTTTTTTGAACGGATGCATAAAATTGTTTATCTGAACCAGTTTTTAGAATACTTTGTTCAATTAAGGCAGAAAAGATACTTTTATGTTTTCCTTCAATCAGTTGTAAGATGTGTTTATTGTCTGGATATTTTATATTTGTCCAATCAATTCCTTCTTTTTCATAATCTTCTTGTTCCACTTCAAAAATAAATTTATTAAATAATTGTTGTAATCGCTCATTTGTATAATTGATGCACAACTGTTCAAATCCATTTTCATGAAATATTTCAAACCCAAAAATATCCAAAATCCCAATAAAAAACGAACCTGGCTGACAAATTGATTTATTTATTTTTGACACAATATAAAGAAACATCGCATTGTACAAAATCTGACTAAATGTATCTCGAACAACAATGAATTCCTCAAATTTATATTTAATTTTTATTTTTTCAGTATGAACATCTAGATATTTATGTGTTAATAAATCGATAAATTGTGTCTTATCAAATTGAAAAATGGATAAACAATTTTGAAGAGCATCGTTACTGTCAAGATTTTCAATGGTTTCAATATTTCCCAGATTTAATATAAAAGATATTGTTTTAAAAATAACCAATCGATCCTCATCCACAAAATTCAGCAATTTCATAGATTGTATTAACTCGTGAAATAATTTTTGTTCATTGACATCATCATCGCGATCATAAATATTTGAACAATTTAAATAATTATATTCTGATTTATCTTTTTCTAAATGAATTATTTTTTTAGTATCTTGATCAAGATGATTTAGAAGCATATAAAAAATATGAAAATTTCGTTCGTGTTTGGACAATTTTGTGATTCTGATTTTTTCCAATAAATAGGTTTTTATCGAAGCACCAACCAATTCTCGCTGTGTATTAAAAATTAATTTAATGAATTTACCAAAACGACTGGAATTGTTGTTTCGAATTGTTTTAGCATTACCAAATGCCTCTAAAATTGGATTTGATGCTAAAATTTTTTGCTCGATATCTTCCAAATTTGAAGAAGACGAAATATAGTTCATAAGGAGTTTTGTTGTATATGTTTTGCCTGCTCCTGACTCACCGCTCACTAATATTGTTTGATTGTTTCCATTTTGACGTAAATCTTCCAATGCGTGTTTACTAGTGTAATATGGATGTGGTTTTAAATCTTCAAACGATGTTTTATAATAGGTGTTTATATGTGCAGTTCCATAAATATCAAGATTTCTAAATGGATTTAGTGCTAATAATATGTTATTATTAAATGTATAAATATTCTCTAAATTATATCGAATATGAATACTGTTTAATATACTGGCTTTATTCAGATGGATCAAGTTAATTAAATTAACACAATTATCTTCTTGATCTGAATTACGAAGCAAAATTTTATCACTTGATATATTATATCGAATTTCGCCAGTTTTTTCGATTTTTACATCCAATGTATTACTTTGATCATGTTTATTTAAAATGATTGCTTTTTCCCATATTGATTGATTACAATGTATCCAACATAATTCAAAATTATTCATATTTTATGTTATATATTATATTATTAGTATAAATTTAAAAAAAGTGTTTAAATGATTTTCAGTTCTCTAAAAAAAAAGAAAATATAAAGTTAAATTAGTAGTATTAATTAATTAATGAACTTTATTAAAAACTCAATTAACTTTATATCCAATGTTATTATCAATAAAATTGGAAATTTTTTTTATAAAAAAAATATTAAACAATATACAACTCAGTTCAATAATTCCAAGATGGAGGCAAAATTAGTGTTAAAATCCCATATGCAAGTTGGAATTAACCATTTGTTATTAAATAAAGTTTTAAATATGTTGATTCAAAATTTAACTATTCAAAATGCTAAACTCTTGTTTTTTCCAAAAAAACAATTTTATCCATTTATCTTGGGAATCTTTGACGAAATTACCATCAATTTAAACAATGATATTTACATAGATCTAAATGAATTCGATATAACGTCTATGGCAAATATACAAACCAATCTACAAAAAATTATTGAAGTTGGATGCGAAAAAATTGAACGAATTCTACACTTTTTATGTGATCGCCAAAGACATATTTTCAAAAAAATTACAATAAATTACCGTGAATTAAGCATTATTATTACTGATTTTAGTGTTGATCGTGATCAAGATTTATTTAATATTGAAATTCATGCGCTCAAAGTTAAATTTCGGGAATTTCCAATTGTTAAAGTGAATTCCATAAAATTCAAAGTATTCAAACAAAATACAATTAATTTTTTTGTTGATTCAATTAGTGTTGTACTTAAAGAGGAAAAAACAAACATTGAAGAACTGTTAAGTGTTTTAAAATCAATTGGATATAAAACGGATGATGGTGATTTGGCGAGATTTACAGTAGATGTGAATCAATTAAAAATACAATATTACAGTGCGAATAATTATGTTGGAATCTTTAAAATGGTGAAATTTAATTCAATCAATATGACGTTGTATTTACAGCAAATTTCAGTGAATAGTTTTTTGAAACGTATATTGACTATTGATAATTTGTATTATGATATTCGTAAAAACATTTGGAATTTAAAAACAGTTTTTTTGGAATTATACGAGAGTGTTTCTCACAAAATTTTCATGAGTTTTAGCAAATTTATAAAAAAAACAGATCCAACAAAAATTAATAAATTAATGCCATTTAAAGGATTGCTGAATTCAATTATCACAAATTATGTCAGTCAAATTACCACCACACCAAACGGAATTACTAAAAGTATTGCATTACCTCCACTAAAAGACAGCATTAAAGCTAGTTACATGGTTACAAAGAAAAAAAATTCGCAAAATAATAGTTCGGAAATTGAAATGAATAATAGTTACATAGTGATCAGTAAATATGTGTTATTTGGATTGGTCATTGATCATTTTGAAATTCATTTTTTAAAACATGATAAAATTCAAACTAAGTGGTTAGTTCAAAATTTTAAATATAATCGTATGCCAAATAACCTTACAAATATTTCTATTTTGGATTGGTTAATTTATGACGATATTGGCGAAATAATTATTCGAAAACATTATCAAAATAGCTCTAATATTTTGAGTATAGAATATCAAAATGGGAATACAAAAATTGTGTTTAGTAGTATTTATTTAAATGTTAAACCAGAAGCATTTAAAAATATGTGGTTTTTATTGGATTCAAATAT